GACTCCATGAGTGAAGTAGTAAGCAATGAACCAGTAGTAGAAGTTGCCCCTGAGTTAGAAAGCGAAGGACAAGCAGCAGCTGCAGGAGAAATTGAAAGCCTAAGTGAGCAGGAAATTGAAATGCTTCCTGTTGATGAGTACGGTGACAAATACGTTGCAGTACAAGTTAACGGTGAAGAAGTTCGGGTTCCTCTTAAAGAGGCGCTTTCTGGATACCAGCGTCAAGCGGATTATACCCGTAAGACACAGGAACTCAGCGAGCAACGGCGACAAGTACAGTTTGGTGGCGCATTGCAGGAAGCCTTGCAAAACGACCCAAAGGGTACTTTGGAATTGTTGAAACAGCATTACGGATTAGACGAGACACCTTTAACCAAAGAGGAAGAAGAACTCCAAGACCCGGTTGAGAAACAATACCGACAGTTAGAACAACGAGTGCAGGCTTTTGAGCATCAAAAGGCTGCTGACGAGTTGGAGCGTACTGTTGCTTCGCTGCAAGCGAAATATGAGGACTTCGATGCAAACGAAGTTGTTTCCAAAGCTTTGGCTTTGGGTTCAACTAATTTGGAGGCTGTCTACAAGCAAATTTCGTTTGACAAGGTGTACGAAGATGCGAAAGCTATTCGTCAAATCCGCTCTCAAGCGGCTACTGACGAACAGACCCGTACTAGTGCAAAACGTCAAGCGGGAGTTGTAAGTGGTGGCACAACATCGTCAAGTGCTGATGTTTCTGCTAAACCAATTACATCATTGCGAGATGCGTTTGAAGCTGCAAAGCGTCAAATCGGATAACGCTTAACTTAAGGAGACAAGAATATGGTCGCTGCAAATAGCAACTTTGATAATCTATTAACAACAACTCTTGCGAACTATCGCAACACTCTTACGGACAACGTGTTCACTGCACGTCCGTTGACTTACACTCTTATGGAAAAGGGTCGCATTCGTATGCTTAATGGCGGTACGAAGATTGTTGAGCCACTCATCTACGGACTCAACGACACCGTTGGTTCGTACTCGGGTTACGACTCACTGGCACTTACTCCACAAGAGGGCATCTCTGCTGCAGAGTTTGAATGGAAGCAGTACGCTGCATCCATTTCAATTTCTGGTATTGAAGAAGCCAAGAACAATGGTGATGCCGAAATCATCAACTTGTTGGAAGCAAAAATCATGCAGGCTGAAGAGTCCATGCGTGAAGGTTTCAACACGATGTTTTTCGGTGACGGAACTGGCAACAGCTCAAAGAACTGGAACGGCCTTGGCAACTTGGTTGAGTCCGGCAACACCGTTGGCGGAATTGACTCGAACACCTACACATGGTGGAAGTCATACGAAGAGAACACTGCAACTGCTTTGACTCTTGCTCAAATGGCAACTGCGTACAACACGGTTTCGGTTGGTAATGACCACCCAGACGTTTTGTTGACAACTCAGACTCTGTTTGAGAAGTACGAAGCATTGCTTCAACCAAACCTTCGTTACACGGACACCAAGACTGCAGATGCTGGATTCCAGAACCTGTTGTTCAAGGCTGCTCCTGTAATGTACGACACTGGTTGCACAGCAGGAACGTTCTTCTTCTTGAACAGCAAGTACCTAACTTTGGTTGGTCACTCTGACAAGTGGTTCTCACAGACCGCATTCATTTCGCCAGAAGACACAGATGCACGCTATGCGCTCATCATGTGCTACGGCAACTTGACTGTACGTAACCGTGCCAAGCAAGGCAAACTGACCGCTAAGACAGCCTAAGTTCAACAACTAGAAATCAAGGAGAAATATTATGCCACTATTAGCAAATGACACACAGGGTGCGATTACTCGCAAGCGTTTGGAAACATACGTTGCACAACGAGAGAAGGTAACTGCGGTTGCTTTGACCGATGCTGCATCAACACCAACAGCAGCACAACTCATTGACAGCAAGTTGTTTGTGCAAACACCAACGGCAGACCGAACCTTCACCCTTCCAACAGCAGCACTTGTAATTGCTGCTTTGACAGATGAAGCAACGGGAACATCGTTTGAGTTCACAATCGTCAACTTGGCTTCTGCCTTTGAAATTGTTGTAACAACCAACACTGGTTGGACAATTACGGGTGGAGGTCGTATGACAGTGTTTGACGGTTGTTCAGCAACCTTCCTTGCTGTTGTGACTTCAACCACGACATGCCAGTTGTACCGCTTGAATTCAGGCGGCGCAGTAGCGTAAGTAATCTGATTCGGGGGGTGGAGGCCCCACTCCACTCCCCAAATCTATTTAGTGTTTATTAAACAACAAGGAGAACAGTTATGCCAATGCAAGAATACGGCGCATATCAAGCACCATCGAAAAAGAAGAAGCCAGCAAAGAAGAAGCCTGCAGTGAAGTCAGGCTACAAAGGTGTTGACTACAAACTTAAGCCTAAGCCAGGCGGCGGTCGTCAAGAAGACATGGGACGTAATCCTTACAAAGCACCAGGTGGCAAGCGTCAAGAAGACATGGCACGCAAGCCAGGTAATCTTCGTCAAGAAGATATGGGACGTCGTAGTGCGCCTGCAGCAAAACGAATTGGCTATTTGGTTGCCAAGCAACCTAAGCGTCCTGTTACTAGCAAGCGTCAAGAAGATATGGGACGTCGCCGTTCTAATCCACGCCCACAGCGTTAGGTTTTAGAGTGCCTAGACAACCGTATATTCCACCAAGACCTCCGACTCCAGGTCGTCCTAACAACCCATCGGGTAGAACTTTGCCTTCGAGGCCGATGAGGCCGAAGGCTCGACCTGTTGCGCGTCCTCTGTCTTCTGCTTTTCAACCAGTGCCGAAGCGTATTGCTATTGGTTCTAAAATTACCCGAAAACCAGCTGGAAAAAATATAATGCCGAGTAAACCATTTGGACAAGCGAAAATTAAACCTGGAAAAAATTTAATGCCGAGGAAACCACTTGGACAAGCGCAAATTAAACCTCGTTTGCCTGGCTTTGCTGCCAGAAGGAAACCGAATCTTAAAGGTCGTATGGGTTAATGGCTATGAACACTGCCGAGAAGGCTCGTATTGCTGGACGCAAAGAAGCTGTTAAGGCTGGTGTTGCGAAAGGTTTAACTGCCAAAGAGTCTCGTAAACGTTATTATGTACGGACTCGTGTTGGTGAGTTAGAGAAGGCTGGTAAGCCGGTATCTGCTGAGAAGCGCAAGCAACTTCGTGAGAAGTTTAACTCTGGCGATGTTAGTCGTCGTGGTTTTGCTGCACCCAAGAAACAAGTTAAGGCAATTGAATTGCCACAAACAACTTCACCTGTTTCCAAATCTCGTCCTCCTTCTGGTGGTCGTGGTGGTCGCACTTCAACAATGCCTGGTTCGTCTTCATCGTCTTCATCTTCTGCATCAACCAAAAAGGGTCGTAGTGGTGGAGGCAAAGTTTATGACTTTGCCCGCAATGAACTTCTTGGTGTGGATGACTTTGGTCGTGTAGGCAAGAACTTGCGTAAAGGTAACTATGGTAAGGCTGCAAAGTCTGCTGGTGCTGGTGTCCTCGAACTTGGTTCAACTGTTGCTAGTATTTTTGGTGTTGGTTTAGGTGTCAAGGGTCTTATGGGTGTTACTAAGGCTGCGAAAGTGGTCAAGGGGGCTAAGGCTGCTAAGGGTGCTAAGACTGTATCTAACGCTAAGTACTACAAGAACCTTGCTACTGGAAACCAAGCAAAGAATTACAAGAATCTTGCTGGTACTGCTGTTAAAGGTAAAAAGGTATCTTCTGCCAAGTATTACAAGAATCTTGCTACTGGAAACCAAGCAAAGAATTATGCTAAGCCTGTTGCCAAGTCTGTTGCAAAGTCTGGTGCAAAGACTACTGCCAAGACTGGTGCTAAGTCAACCGCAAAGACTGGTGCTAAGACTACTAAGGCTCAGAAGGCTTCTGCTGCTAGGTATTACAAGAATCTTGCTACTGGAAAGCAAGCAAAGAATTACAAGAATCTTGCTGGCACTGCCGTTAAAGGTAAAAAGGTGTCTAATGCAAAGTATTACAAGAACATTGCTAAGGGAAAGAACGCAAAGAATTATAAGCCAGCGAAGACTCCTTTTATGAGGCGTCCTAATGGAAGAGTTATGAATACAGCTGCATTGATAGCACCTTCCGCAGCTCGTCTTAGTTCTAATTATCTTTACAACGAGGATAAGCGAAAGCGAAGTCGCCTTCTAGGGTAACAAAAGGGGCTATTGGTATGAACCAAACGGCCAAACTTGCTCATACTCTATACGGGGAGCCAACTACGAAGCACTCCCGTCTTGCCCATGCAGAAGGCGCACGCCTTGCTGCTCCATCAGGCCCCTATATTGGGCGTAATCGTTGCATAGCCAAGGACGACACATGTGAGGGCCCAAAGGCCCGTGGGACAGATTTTTGCATCGGACATCTAAGAAATAAGGGTGAGGCTTAATGGCAATAACACTTACGACATTGCGTTCACAGGTTAGGGATATGGCTGACCTTGATGAGACGGATTTGTCTAATACGATTATTGACCAGTTTGCTCGTGAGGGGTTCCAACGCATTTATGCGTTAGAACGCCGTTGGCCTATATTGCAGGAAACGTATACGTTTAACACTGTTGCTAACCAGCGTGAGTACACAATATCTACAATTGGGGATATTCGAGAAATCATCTCTGTTGTGGACACATCAGCTCAGGGTGCCAGGCTTAGTCTGATTGATTACAACGATGCTGAACAAATTTGGTTGGGCAACCTTGACACTCCTAGCCGACCATACTTTTATGCTTTTTGGGATAAGAAGTTATTTTTGTGGGCCAAGCCAGACATTGTGTATCCAATGACTGTTCGAGCATTTCGTAATCCTGTTTACACTTGGTTAAGTAACGTCAATGAGAACATTGACTTGGATGAGTTCTTTCACGCTATCTTGCCGTATTTTGTTCTTGCTCGTGTGTATCAGCGTCAAGAGGACTCTGACCTAGCAAACATGTACATGAAGTCTTTTGAAGAAGGTGTTGCATTTGCTCGTCGTGACTTGATGAAAGCATCAAGTGCACAGCCTGTTGTGATGTCCGGTGGACGACAGTATCCAACGATGAAGCGTTGGCTACAGACTCTTGGTAGGACGTTGTAGTGCCACAGTTACTTATCGAACGATACGACGATTTTACTGGTGGTCTGAACCTTCGGGCAGACCAATTTCAGTTGTCTAAGAGTGAGTCTCCTGACATGTTGAATGTGGAGATTGACCCTCGTGGTGGTTTGTTTAGTCGTGGAGCATTTAGGGAGATTAACACTACTGCTGTTTCTGGAACGTGGGCTCCGAAGCGTCTTACATGGTTTAAGGGTTCTTCACAGTATTTGATGTTGACTACAGAAACATCTGTGTATCACAGTACGGGTACAAACTTTACTCGTTT